AGGTTCATGGGCGCATCTGAACAACATGGGGTGGCCATGCTGGGCAGTCACAAACCCTGCCTCACGGGGGGTCCTGTCAACATAATAAATTATGTCAACTACCTCAGCAAGGTCAGAAGATGGTAAAGGGCAGGGGGATGTCATTTGGAGGCGCCAACACTGGGCAAATTGGTCCAAAAAGGTATTCTTGTCATCCCAAGAACTTATGAATTCATCAATGTTAAGGCCAAAATAAGCAATGAGGGCAAGAAGTTCCCGACTACCAGGGTGGCGGAAGTACGTAGCTCTATCAAGAGCGACACAAGCCACTGCTCCTGCTGAAGCTGAAATGTCATAGTCTTCATAGCCAAAATAGGCAAGTTGTATCATCCTGTAAAGGTAGGGAACTCCATGCAACACCATGGCTCTAACATGGTCAGGGAGCGGAGGTACATCCCTATGCTCAGTCTGCATTATGGCTTCAGCTTGTTCTCGACGCACTATGGCTCGGCGTCTTGGCCAACAGCCAAAATAGCCCTCTGGAAAAGCAGCCTTGTTTCTCGCCTCAGTTGAGATAGTTAAGAAACCTGAGTACACCAGATCATGAATGGCACCAATCAGCTGAGTTTGTTCATTGTCATCAAATAATAGTGCCACAATAGATGCCAGATGGTAGATGTCATGTATAGGGTTAGGAGGGGGTATGGTCTCCAAAAATTCCATGTAACTGAACAGCCATTTCACTAAAAAGGGGAGTCTAGTCAGCCTCCATGGGTGGCCTATCTGGTTTGGTGATGGGTTGAGATTCCCCTTTGGTATGGTCCTACAGATGTCAGAAATATGCTGAGGAAAGCACCAGGTGTATTTCCTATTTCTTGAAAGATGGAAGTGTTGGATAAACTCCTCTCCATCATAGTCATACTGATGCATCCTGAAGAGGTGATCTGCTTTAGTGAGGTTTTGTTCCTCATCTGCACGTATGGCATCTAGAAGTTTTTGTGCCCGTTCTCGGCCATAATAGCTCAAAGAAGGTTCCAGCGTGGTCGAAGTTTGTCGTGGTGCACCAACCCAATTATCCTGAGAAGCTCTAAACCTTCTGGAGAATACAATTGGATTGTAGCTATCATTCATGCCATCTTGATTTTCAGTCCTTTGATATTTGGCAAGATCCACCATGGGCTGTGTTGAGAACTGAATATTGTACTTTGCTGCGTTGAACTCAGTTCTACCATTTGGGTAAAAGTCCACATTGCACTCATCATTAGTGGTATGTGAGATGATTGAGTGTTCAATTAATCCAGGACAGGCCTCAAAATACCTGTTCACCCCATATTGGGTGTACTGCTCACGGTAACTGTGAGGCAGAAACAACCCTTGGGGGGTGTAACTGTTATGCACTCGAGGAGGGCCAGCCTTCAATCCTCGTTGAGACAGCTCCATCCGTTTCTGCATAACAAGACCAAACTTCCGTTCATAAGGAGGAAGTGTGGTCTGGTCATCCAATATAATGTTTTCTGACAAGTACAACTGGTGACCGCGAAAGTCCGAAAAGCTAGCTAATCTCTGATCGTGCACATTATATCGCGCCATGATCAGAGAATGAGCAATGATGGATTTGGGGATGAATGTAAGGATGAATGAGTATGTGATGTGAAATATGGGTTTGTTTGGTCTTGTGTTAACACAAAACAATGAAACGATACAGTCGGGGTAGGATCACCAAGCAATCGAAACAAACAGCAACAAACGCTACGCGGTTGCAACTGTCTGGGTAATCGCAAAGGAATCTCTGACAATGACAAAACAGTCGGGGTAGGGACACCAGGTAGAAGGATCGCGGCACTAGGCGCTACGCGACTAGAGCAACGGGTTCTACAAAGGATCCACTGACAAACAAACGGACACTTGGGCACAGAAGAACAACCAAAGTATGGCAAAACGCTACGCGGTTTGACACACTGGGAAGCAATTCGTGGCCGCAGGGCGGGGAACGTCTTGAAAGTTACGAAAACTCGGAATACGTTGGGCTCGCTA